ACGGTTTGAAGTTGTCGCATGGAGCTTTGGTATTGAAGACTACCAGCTACAGGTAAACCTTGTACTTCGTAGTATCACTGCCACCACTTACGATGCAATCTCTGATGTTACTGGTTTTGAGAGTGCTGACACTAACCTACCGGGGGCCTTGGGTGAGGTTGTAGTTGGTGGGGGTGGTGTCAACGAGACTGTTTCTCCTACAGGACTTACTGTTGAGGGGGGCCTAAGACAAATAAAACTAAGTTGGCAAAATCCAGTCCATAATGACTACTATGAAACCATAGTTTATAAGGCCACAAGCTCCACCGCACTTATTTTTACGGAGATTGGCAGAGTAACTGGGGAGTCTTTTGTTGATGTTGGTGGCGACAGCATTGATGGAGTGTTTTCTAGTGATGCAAACTTTACGACCAACCCCCGCTACTACCGAGTAAAAGCTGTAGATAGCAACGGAGATACTTTGGTTGTAGGTCAAACTCAAGGAAGTTTTGAACCAGCCAACTCTCCTTGGCCCGGTGCTTCTCTTAAAAGGTCAAACACTCCTGATATTGTAAACAATGCTGTTTCTGTGCATAACGCAGTAGAGACAGTTGGTTCAACTACCCTAACGGACACAAACGGAGATGACGGGCAAAATAGATGGCATGAGATACTTTCTATGACTGTCTCTAACATCACTACAGAGCTACTGTTTAACTTTTTTATTCACGCATCTGAAACTGATGGTTCTAGGGACTCTAGGATAGACGTAAGAATTGGTAGAGATAAACGCACCCCCGTATTTGGTTTTAGCGCACATCTTGTAAATGGGCAAAAATGGGATTACACCTTTGTGTTTGATGCTGACAACCTTGTTGTATCTAACAACCAAACATACGGTGGGGCTGTTATTGATAAGAATGCCAGTGGCGATGAAACCTACTATCTGCTAGTAAGAAGCGATTTTGATGGTAGGGGTACAAAAGTAGAAGAGGCTTCTATGTGGGCAGCGGAGCTTAAAAAATGACAAAAGGTATTATTTACGACACTATAACTGGAGAAATACAGGGGTCTTCCTCTGGCAACTTAGAAGACGTGCTTTTGTCTAAGCTAGACCACCAATCCGTACTGATCTCAAATGAAGATCATAAAGATAAGAGGGTGATAGATGGAGTTTTAGTCCCTATCCCAGAAGAAGAGTTGGAAGCACAAAAACTAGAGAAGGCTTGGCAAAGTCTTCGCAGTGGACGTGCCTTGTTACTTAGGAACTCAGACTGGACCCAAGTACCAGACGCTCCTGTAGACGCAGCAGCTTGGGCTGTGTATCGACAGCAACTACGAGACCTACCAGCTAACACCACAGACCCAAGGAATGTAGTATGGCCAGAGCCACCATCCTAGTATTCATGGGCATCTTCTGGGTAGCCCTGTTCACCTTGTTTGCTGTAGCAGAAGAGAAAGAGTTCTCTGAACGTAGTCAGCAACACCTTAGCGAGATACATGATGACCTGTATGAGGTAGTGTTCCTTGCTAGGCTAATGTCTAAAGTCCCCTTTGAGGTCACTGACGGTCTTAGGACCATAGAAGAGCAAAGGGACTACTTTAACAATGGTTTTAGTACAACCATGAACTCCAAGCACCTAGAGGGTTATGCGGTAGACTTAGTACCAATACCTGTTAGGTGGGATAGGGAAGCCTTTGAACCGATAGCAGAGGCAATGAAGAGAGCATCCGACATGTTAGATATACCGATAGTCTGGGGAGGAGACTGGAAGACCTTCAAGGACTATCCGCATTTTGAGCTTAGGGAGAGGCCAAATGATAGTCGAGATGTTAACGATGGTGGGGGTGCCAATCATAGTAGCACTTCTGTCTTCGATGGGTTTGTGGAAGTACCTACAAAGCAGAGCGGACCTAGAGCATGAGAGACGGTCAGAGTTTCGTAGAACATTGCAAGACCAGATTGATACATTATCCGAACAAGTAGGCAAACTTAACTACCAGAAAGAATCCCTTCTCCGAGAGATAGCAGAACTCAGGGAGGCACTAGCAGAAGCTAAGGCCACAATCCTGCACCTAGAAGAACTGCTAAGGAGACGGTCCTATGACAATAATTAAATTCCTCGCAGCCAGCTTCGCAGCCGTGTTCCTTCTGAGTGGCTGTGCTTCTTTAGGCTTGGTGACCAAAGGAGCTACAATCCTAGCGGAATCTACAGGTAATCCTCAGATTGAACAGGCTACGGAGATATTATCAGAAGTCAGTGGTGCAGCAGCCCCTATAGCCGGGATTGTAAACATCACACAGACTAACTGGATGTTATTAGGACTGTTGATATTGGGTTGGATGTTACCGTCTCCCGGTGAGATACTACGGACCATCTTTAACCCTATAGGGTGGCTAATCAAAACACTGTTAATAAAGAAGTAGATTAGTCGTGTTTGCTTCGTAGAAGCTGCACTTAAAACCTAATCTTTGATTAGCTTAACAAACTAAAACCCCCGCAGGTTGATTCCTACGGGGGTCTTTTTGTGCCTAAATTTAGGGAGGTTTAGAACTTAAGGCCAAACCCTGCAATGAAGCGACGGTCACCAGACTCAAACTGGTCATCGTAGGACCAGCTTACCCGGCCATCTACGTAGACATTCTCAGCTAGGTCCAGTTTGTAGCCTACACCAAAGTCACCACCGTTCCAGTCAAGGGACCAGCCATCAAGACCTACAGAGGTGTTAGCGAAGGCATACTCACCACCTACGATACCGGGGTTAACAGAAACCTCAAGGTCTGCTGTTACGTCACCCCACTCATTGTTCTCACCGAAACCTACAAGGTCGCCACCATCAGCACCCCAATGGTAGTTAAGACCGGGGGTAATCTTGAAGGCACCGAACTCAGCATCAGTGTAAGCCCGTGCTTGGAAGTTGCCATCAGTGGAGCCAGAAAGCTCACCATAGGCAGAGACAGCACCAGAGCCTACTCCAGTACCAACAGAAAGGATGGTCTCGTTCTCAAACGTAGTACCAAGTTCTACGTAGGTATTTCCCACGCTGATAGGGGCATCTTGTGCCACTGCTACACCAGCTACAAACAAGCTGGCAATCATAACCACAATACGGTTCATGTTGTCCTCATTATTATTATTTGGAGAGAGAATAAGGGTGGGAGCCGAAGCCCCCTTCTGTTCCAAGGCCCCCCATAGGCCCGTCCCTTACGCTGCTACAGCGAGGGAAGGTGCAACATAGTTGTTAGCACTTATAAAGGTTGGTTCTTACGGAACCACTCGGTTGCCTCATTGTAGCATCAAGCACCAGTCGATCCTAGTTCACCCCCGTGGAAATGGTGGAGGTGCGGGGTACTGCCCCCCGGTCCTGCATACTGTCTTCTACAAATCAACGGCGAACATCAGACCCCATCAAGCGAGTTGTACAAGTCGTATTCGTTTCTCTCAGTTTCAGAAATTCTCTTTCTTGCTAACTTGCAATATTCGTCAGACAGTTCAATACCAAAATAATCTCTTCCTAACTTCTTTGCCGCAACAGCAGTAGTACCAGATCCCATAAACGGATCCATTACTGTTTTAGCATTTGTTGAAAGAATCACCCTTTCAATTAACGCAACTGGAAATGGTGCTGGATGTTCGTTTTTCATTTCTTGTCCAAACTCCCATACATCTCCAAAACTATTAGCACCCTTCGCTAACACAAATTTCTTTTTTGCTATTAGATATATTACTTCATATGTTGGCAAAAAATAACCTTTGTTAAAATTTATACCCCCTTTTCTACGCCAAATTATTATTTGTCTAACTGGAAAGCCTTCAACAATGTCTTGTCTATCTTGCAACAAGCCACCTTGCACTCTCCATTTATGATTGTAGAAAATTGCACCATCTTCTTTTAACACTCTGTACATTTCAGAAAGACATTCACGTTGCCATTCAACATATAAATGATGCGGCATATTGTCGTCATAATCTTTGTATCCGTTTATTAACGCCGCCTTACTCCACTTACCCCCACGTCCATCTTTCATACCATTACCAGTACTATTTTTTAGGTTGTAAGGTGGCGAAGTTACAATTAAATCAATTGACTCATCTTTGAGTTTCTTTAATTCAGAAACAGCATCGCCTTTTTTTATTGTATTGAGTCTCAATTTACCCTCCGTTTAAATCCGTAATAGCAACTATACGGCGAACGCTGTCAGTCTCTGTTGCGATAAACTGTAGCAACCCCGCAATTAAGCCGCCTAGAGATTTTACTGGGGGGCCACCCTTCAGAATGGAGTTGTTTTATTTTTGCGTGCAAGTCCTTGTCTGGAGGTCTTCCCTTGTACTTGCCTTCAGCCTTAGCTTTGGCTATGCCTTCTGCTTGTAAGTTCCGCCAGTCAATCCCTCTAGTCTTCCTGCCATGTATCTTCCAATGACAGTCTGGGCAGACATCAACAAGGTTAGAGGGTCTGTCATCACCACCTAAAGCCTTCGGTAAAATATGGTGGGCATGAGTAGTCCCCTCTGCTCCGCAACAACTACACTCTTTGTCCATCTTAATCCCCTAGACCAGCTTCAGGGTCTTATTTCCCTTGGGACTGGTCCCTGTCTCTGCGTAGATCACAAGCTCATTAGCCCAAGTACCGGGAGCTACC